GTGACCCATCAAGATCAAGCGCCCTTCTTCGTGGCGAACGATCTGACCGTGCGGCGTTTAAACGGGCAAACCCCCGTGGTGGTATCGAACAGTGGCGTCGACCAAATCCTGCAGCAGATTGCGAGTCCAAACGGGGAGCAGGGAAGCCTCCTCGGTGCGTACGCCCTGGTGCCTACGGTTTCCGGTCACCCCCTATACATCCTGCAGCTGCCGAACGCTATCTCGCCCGAAGGCACGAAAGGACGCACGCTGTGCTACGACTGCAAGACGCAGAAGTGGTTTGAGCTGGCTTCGTACACTCCTGCGGGCGATCCGCTAGGCATGTGGCGGGTGCTCTGCTACTACAACGGACTGGGCGGCCAGCTGGTCGGCGATGCTCTCGGTAGCAATGTCGGCATTCTCGATACGACCATCTTCAGCGAATTCGGCGGCCCGATGATCTGCGAGTGGACCTACCAGTCGGTCTACGCGGGCCATAATCGCATCATCGTACGGCGAATCGAAGTAGTGGTGACGCCAGGGGCAGGCTCCTCACTCACGGTGGCTCCGACAATAGATCTGCTCACTTCGATTGACGGACGCACCTACGAAAGTTTTCAGGATCCGCAGAACCTCGGATTGCCGGGGTGCAGCGACCAACGCGCGCAATGGTGGAACCTCGGGCAATACCGCGATCTGTTCATCCGCAACCGGGTGACTGATCCTACGCCGCTGTTCACCGTCGATGCGCAGGTGACCTTTGAGCCGGCGGTACTCTGATGACGATCAATCTCACCATACCGAAGGGCATCAACGGCAATGCGATCCGTAGCGTAGCTTCTGAGTGGACCGCGCAATGGTTTCGTCGCTTCGTCACGGATCACCTGCAGAACGCGGACTACCGTAATGCGATCACCGGCCCGGGCATCTCGATCACGGGCACTGAACAGCTTCCAGGCACGATTGCTTTGGCGTCGCAGGCGTCAGGAGTCGGCACACCCACGGGCGCTTCGATACTGACGAACTTCCCCGGCGCTTCGGCCACACTCGCGCAAACCTCCGCTGCGGTGGCTAAACTTATCGCGGACCTAAAAGCCGCAGGATTCTACAAGGTATGAACAGCGACGCACCGCAGTGGGCATTGGAAATGTCCCATACACTCGGGACTATCGACGGCAAGTTGGATTCCCTGCAGGGCGCATTTAATCGTCACGTCTCAGATGACAACGAGGTGGAGAAACGCGTGGCCGCCGTTGAGAACCATCAGTCCGTTCAGCGCGGTGAAGCAAAGGTGTGGGGTCGCCTCACAGTGGCGGCCGGCTCACTCCTCGGAGCGTTGGCCGGGTATATCGGCGGTCACCACGCGTCATGAAGATTAGCCCCACTGGCGCAGCGCTCATCCAGAGCTTCGAGGAGTGCCGGCTGACGGTCTACCTGGATTTGCGCGGCATACGGACTATCGGCTGGGGTCACACGGGTCCCGACGTTGTCCCTGGGTTAGTTTGGACTCAGGAGCAGGCCGACTCGCACTTCCTGCTGGACATTGCGACGACCGAAGCTGCGGTGAGCCACTCGGTCACTGTCGCGCTATCGCAGAACCAATTCGATGCCCTGTGCTCGCTTTGCTTCAACATTGGCTCGGGCAACTTCCACAGCTCCACGCTGGTGAAGGATATCAATTCAGGGAACGCCCTCGACGAGCAGCGCGCTCTTAAGGAATGGGATCATATCAGCGGTCGGCAGAATGCCGGACTCGACCGACGCCGCGCTGCTGAGTGGAGTCTGTTCTGTGAGCAGTAAGCAGGACATTCGCGACTGGTTCATCATGGCTAGCATCACCGCTTTCAGTACATCCATGATGACCTATGTGTTCCAACATCCGGGCCCCGCCGAATTCGCAGCCGCGTGTACCGCGCTGCCGGCGATGATCGGGCTCTACCATTGGTCAAATGTCCGTGACGACAAGGAGCCAGACGCCCCATGCCCCTCCTCGCGAAGTTAATTCCTTTCCGCGACTGGCTCTACGCCGGTATCGCGGTAGCGGCTGTGATCTTCTGGTTCCATCACGATCACGTCGAACAGGTGAAGGGCGCAGCAGCGGTGAGCGCAGCCGTGCAGACCGCGACTGCCAAGGCGGAGCACGCGGCCCAGCTTCGAATCAATGATCTCGATCAACAGTACGCCGCCACTGCGGCGAAGGTGAAGGACGACTATGAAAAGCAATTGGCTGATGCCTCTAATCAGCACGACGCTGATCTTAAGCGGCTGCGCGAGCGCGCCGCTGGTCACAGCAGTGTCAACGCCGCAGTGGAAGGTGCCAGCACCCCCGCCGCGGGATCCGCCGGCAGCGCCGCAAGCGCTGAAGGACTGGGAGACGTACCTGCAGGGCTCGGGCTCGAACTCGCCGACGCCTTGCGACACGACTACGCAGAGCTGCAGCAGTGCTGGGCCGAGCGCGACTCGCTAACAGGAAAATAAAACATGGCCGGCGTTTCTGCAATCAGCGGTGGACCTGCATATATGGGCGGACAGCAGACAGCGGTTGCACCCGGCGCAACGGTCGCGGGAGCCAGTACCGGTAGCCCGTCCCAGTCGTTCGTCAACGCTGACGGCTCGATCAACTATGGCGCGCTGATCAGCGGACTTGGTACCGCTGTCGGCGGCGCCCTCGGCTCCAGCTCGGCGGCCGGCGCGCAGGTGACGGGGATCAACAACGCTATCGGCACTCAGCAGGGTGTGCAGACGACCAACACCGGGCTCATCAACAGCGGCATCAACACGCAGCTGAACAACCAATCGACCAACACCGCACTCTTCCAGCCGCAGATCGCCGCAGGTAACAGCGCTTTCGGGAATCTCACCAACGCGTTGACACCAGGATCCGGTTTCAGCATTCAGAATATACCGGGATTGACCCAGGCAGTCGGTACTGCGGAGACCGCGCAGAATAACAACTATGCTTCATTCGGTGCGTTGGGCAACTCGGGTACCTCTGCGCAGATCGGTAACTACATCGCGGGCAATGTCGCGCTGCCGGCCTACAACAACTACGTGCAGAGTCTGATTCAGGCGGGACAGCTCGGCTCGACGGGCAGTCAGGCTGTTGCGAACTCCAACATTCAGACCGGCACCAACATCTCGCAGTTGGATCAGTCGAATATCAATTCGAACCTGCAGACAGGCGCCAACATCTCACAGCTGCAGCAGAACGCGGGCGTCGCGAATTCAAGCGGCGTTGCAGGTACGACCAGCGCGTTGCTGCCACTGGCGAACACCATCGGTAACTCGGCCGGCAGTCTCATCAAAAGTCTAACGGGAACCGGCGCGAACGCATCGGGCGTTACGACAGGTAATCCCGGGCTCGGGCTCACGAGCAGCGGTATCGTGGGGGGAGCTTCGCCAGGGTTGAGCAACACCTCAAACCCGTTCGATGGAAGCGGCGCAGGACTGCAGACGCCGTCGAACTATCTAACAGGTAACACGAGCGCCGACCTCAGCAACGCTGCCGCCGACAACAACGCCAATCTTACCAGCTTGACGGATAGTGGCGGCGGCGGGTACGACTTCAGCTCGGGTTTTTAGGCGCGTCAGCGGCGGGGTCCACTAACCCTGTTGGCGCTCTTTCAAGTGGAAGTGTAAACCCGGTAGACGCCGCGGTATCGGGTCAGATGAATTCGGACTCGGCGACCGGCGGACTGCCTTCGCTACCCGGCGGATTAAGCTCCTCGCTCGGCGCGGGCACGGGTGTCCTCGGTGCGGTTGAAACAGGAGGCACGAATCCGATTGCGGATCTCAACGCCATCGGCAGTGTGGCGAAACTGGGCAACTCCACGGGATTGGTTACACTGCCCGCGGGTACCTCGGCGTATATGGGAGGCTTGTCTAGCATCGTAGGCGCGGCGCTGCAGGGCGGCCAGAACCCGGTGTCGGATATTCAGGCAGCGAGTGGCGCCGCGAAGATCGCGGGTCAGGCGGGGCTGATCGGAACGGATACGGCGTCGTCACTTACCGCAGCGTTGGGCATTGCAGGCGTCGGAGCCGAGCTGGGCATGATCGATTACAACGCCATCGACCCTGCGAACGTGCCAGATACTGAAAAGTCCATGCTCCCGGGCGAGACGAACGCAAAGCTAGCGAGTGGCAACACCGTCGCTGAGTTGGGCGGTGTTGGCGTTGGCCTCGGCAGTGAGGAGACGCAAGGATCCGGCGAGATCTACAAGACCGATGGCACGACAACGCCTAGCTGGATAGGTCAGCAATACTCGGGCGAGCTGGAAAAAGATTCCATCGCAGAGCAACTTGCTGCCGCGGGGCCGCAGACTCAGGCGCAGTACGACCAGAGCAGCGGTATCAATCCCGGCGGCACGATGACGGGAAATTTGTTCGGCAGTACCGTGACAACGACCACCGGTCCGACTAACATCCTAAGCGGACAGTCGAATACGAGTGCCCCGGCTACGCAGGCGCAGCTAAACGCAGGCGCAGCGACGGCGCAGGCGAATATGGAATCTATCTTCAATGCGACGGGCGGCGCCGCTGGGTGGGGCGTGAGTCAGGCGCAATGGATGCAGAGCATGCAGTCTCTGTTGGGTAGCATCAGCGACAACGGAACATACTGGGGCAACACGTAAGGGGTATGGCTAAATGTCAGATATAACCGGGCTGGGCGTTACCGATTGGGGTTCCCTGCTCAACAGCTTCGGCCAGGGTCAGCAGCAACAGCGTCTGACAGGCTACGAGGCTGATCGAGCTGCGGCGCAGACGCAGGGGATGCAGCAGCAGAATACGATGGCTCAGGCCGCGATGCCCTACATCATGCAGCAGATGCAACAGCTGCAGCAGCAGGATCAGCAGGGTCAGCAGAACGCCGCCAGTGACTCGAGCGGCGGTCAATCCGGTGCTTCCGGCGCCGCCACCACCCCGGGCGGATTCCCGGCGGGCCAGGATCCTAACGCCGCGCTGACGCAAGCAGAGAACGATGCGATTGACAGGCAGCATGCTGCGCTTCCGCCGGCTGCCGGCGGAGTCCCCGTACCTGCGGCAACCAAGTCTGGAGTCGCACCGACCCCCGTCGATGACTCCTCGGGGCTGGACGCCGGGTATATCGGACGCCTGGATCAAGGACTCCATAAAGCGCTGGCAGTGAACGACGCCGGCACTCCGCAAGAACAGCAAGCTGTCACGAACGCTATGCGTCGGGCCGGGACGCTGAACGGGATAGCCGGATTCATTCCCGCAGCGGGGGGTGTGGCCGGCGATGCTCTCGGCGCGCTAGAGCAGGCGAAGGCCCAGCGCGATCTCGGTATCCAGCAGCGTCACGCGAACTCCACACTGCAGGCCGCCAGCATCTTCGACCGAATGCGTTCAGTTGTGGAAGCCGGCGAGAACGGTAACGCGCTGCATACGTTGGATGCCATTGACCCCAACGTCGCTGCGCGCATCAAATCCAAGGTGAAGGATCCGGTGGAGCAGGAAGCTGACGCGATGGCTTACGCTACGCACGTCGCGGGCGAAGTGCATATGTACACCAAGCGACCCATCGCGCATCTGCCGGACGGTACGCCTATCGATGCCGAGACCGGCATCCCTGTCCCCGGTGCTGGCCGATCAGGCCTATCGATGGAACAGCGCGTTCAGATGTACAAGTCACTGCTGGAGCCGAAAACCATCACTGACGGTAAGGGCGGCTCGTGGACGCAGTCGATGTATGCGGCACCTCTAAAGTTTGGAGGCCTGGGCGCCACCACCATCGAGGCGGGAGTCGCGAGGATGCTCGCATTAGGCGGATCTCCGCTGGGATCCACTCAAGTGCGTGGCAGCGCTCCCTTCAAGCACGAAACGAAGATCGCCGGTCAGGTTCAAGATCAGGCACGAGCTGACGCTCCGCCCAACTCCGCCGCGCGCAGCCCCACCGGCACCGCACCGATGTCCAACCGCTCTCAGTATCCTACGCCACCCGTTGGCACCTTCGCGGAAGACATCAATCGTCCGCGTCCGATCGATCCACAAGGCATCCCTGCCGAATATCTCGGCACCCCGCTGCCTGGAGCAAAGGACGCTGACGTATGGCCGGTGTTCCTGCGAGACCGCTACACCCACGCGCACAACACACCCGGCGCACAGGGCGGCGATCCCGACAACCAGGGCAACGGGCCCAACACGACGATGAACGGCACCCAGCTAGCCAATCAGGCTCGGTACAATCAAGCGGTCCCTGAACTGAAGCAGTGGGGAGAGCAGGCGACGGCAAGCGCACAGCAGGCGATCACCAACTTCACTCTCGCTCGCGACATCCTGACAGGCAAGTACGACAATCAGCCGCTGTCGGCGCTTGGCACCGGTTTACCCGGCGCGTTCACGCAGTGGGCCGCGCAGAACGGCATTCAAAATATCACGGGTGAGAAGCGTGCAGAGGCTGCGAAGTACCTAGCGATGGGCGCGGAGACCCAAATGGCTTCTGGAGGCGCACCAAAATCAGCGACAGCGCTGGAATTCAACGCCAACAAGGCGACGCCGAATCTGG